AGTACCGCACATAAGAACATACATTAGCTCATCAAAACTTCTAGGATGATCTATGTGTAGATAGCTACAGTTAAACCCTGCCACATTGTCTAAGTCTAACGCCTTACCTGCGGTCATTAGACATCTCATACTGGGCATAACTTCTAGGTTAAATATAGCATTAAATAACTCTAAGGCTACTTTATCATCTATCTGTCCACGGTTTTTCCAAAAGTCTACATAACGATTAACTGTTTCATGCCACGCCTCTCTACGTCCTACTTCTGGTAGCCACCTAGCATAACGACTCTTATGTATAAACTCCTGATACTGATCCATTTCCATTACTGTACTTCCTCAATAAGTTTGTTTAAGTAAACCGATGCTTTCTGTAAATCCTCTAAGGGTTTCATCTTATAGTTATATCTCCAAACATACTTCATAAGATTACCTTTACAGTATCCTTGAAACTCTAATGTAGTCATACTGGCCTTTATTGCTTCTATGCACTCAACACCACCCATGTTATAGTGCTTGGGGCTGTTTACTGAATCACTCTTTTCTTCTAAATTAGAGATATGTTTGTGTTTAAGAGTTGCTTTTATCATCTCATCTCTGGCTTTACTTCTTGTTACTCTATCCCATTCTTCGGGAGTAACATCATTCAAACTCGTCATTTCTGTAGTCCTCCATAAATTTATCTACACACATCATTAGCCTATCTTCAAAAGCAACAAGTATATCCTCTACAGAAATATCAAGAGCTTCACAAACCAAAGTAACATCGTATTCCTCTGTTATGGCTTCCTTTAATTCCTCAAAAGTTAGAGACATAATTTCTTATCCTTGATGTACTTGTGTAATTCTGAAATTGTATTTGCAGTATAGCATAAAAAGCCTTCCTTTGCACACCATTCTTCCATAGTTGTCTTACTATTTTTCCTAATTTTTTTCTTCTTACTGGACAAAATAAACACAAGCTGCCACCCTTCGTCCTTTAGGGAGTCTCTTATTGCCTTGTATTTCTGTATGTCTCCTGCCCTAAAGAATCCTTTACACTCTATTAATATCTTTTTCTTTTCATGTACAAAGTCTGGAACGTAGTGCCTATAGGTAACATAGGGTAATCTATACGGTTCGTAAAGATAGTCCGGCTTCTTTAACTGTAAAGCAACTTGTTTTTCTAACCCTGATCTATACTGTTGGCTCAAGGGATATCTCCATAACTTTAGGTTCAAACTCAACATGACTAAAGAATCTAGGCCCACCCGAATATGCAAATGCTCTTAGGTCAGGATAGCAATGTGCTTTAAACTGACAATAAGAACACCCTGCTTGTAGTTTTAAGTTTCCTGACTTACCATCCGGTACAGGATCAAAACATACCTTTTCGGGTTCTACTGGGTTTTCTACTATTCTTTTTACATGCTTAACTCTATCCCTTATGTCTCCCTTTATGTAGTCATAAATGGGTGCTTGAGTATCCTTTAGGTCATACTTTAGGTAAGTTAAGGTTCCATTTACTTTATCCATAGCTAACCACCCAAACTCTGTTTCTCCTTCTGAATGGGCATAGGCTTTTATCTGATCCAAATAACCAAAGGGATCATCCATAGCCAAGGTTCCGTCCTTAAACTTCTTAAAGCCAAAGGAACTAGCGGATTTTACATCAGTAACAATACCGTCTATCTTACAGTCCATACTTCCTTGTACACCTTCTACTTCACATCTCTTTTGTTCGTCAGTAACACTGTGTCCTGCCATACGGGTAAAGAATAACAACATCTCCTCAACCAAATGGCCGTACATAAACTTAACGTAGGTGTTGGGCCTAATAACTTCTTTCTGTGTACCATTAAAGTGATTCCAGAGGAACTTATCAGTCTTACCTATATTTGATAATCTAAGTTTCCTATTATCCTGTCTCTTTTCTCTGCCAAACTCCTTTCGCATTAGAGCCTTGACGGACTCCCCAAATTTCTCTATCTCAGCTTCAACATCTACAGAACTGTCAGCATCCTTAGTCTCCATAAGTTTATAAATATCTTCAACTACCGTATATATTTTTTTCATTCTTTATGCCTCACAAAAGAACACGTATTTGTTTCCAAGTCTACTTGAAACATACAGACACCCAGTTCTTTCTGTCTTTCTGTTCTACCATAGCCCGAACGCTTATTTTCAAACCGTGTCTTTACGTCTACAAGGATAAGCTCACCATCCTTTAATACAATTAAATCAATAGGGCCAGTTGAACTTGAGTTTCTAAAAACTTCCCACCCTCTATCCCAAAACCAAGTAGTAGCCATAAGCTCAGAAATCTCACCCTTTCTCGTCCTTAATGGGTGGTGCTTAGTGAGTTTCTGCCCAGTTAGCTCCAACTTTGTATTCTCCTGCAAGTGGACATCTGAGCTTGTAGTATTCTCCTGCTGCTTTAATACATTCAGTCGCCAAGTAGCCAAATTTCTGTGCCATCTCCTGTTTAACTTCTGATTGGATTTCATCATGTATGTTCCCTACAATTTTATATTCAATTTTCCATAGTTTTGCGTACTCATCCAAAAGACATAAGGATTTCTTCATTACTATGGCCCCTGCTGATTGTAACAATGTATTTAATGCACTGTGTTCTGATCGTATAATGACCCTTCTCCCATCCAATCCCTGAATATAACCTCCACTAGCCTTTCCTGTAACTCGTTCTCGTAGCTCATTAAGTGATGGCGTATTTTCGAGGAATCTTTCTTTAAGTCGTTTACCATCTCTACTGTTTCCTCCAAAGAGGCTTCCAATTTTAGCATTTCCGGCCCCATATAAGAAAGCATAAATAAAAGTTTTAGCTTGAGCTCTTGTTCTAAGTCCTGCAAGATTTTGGTTTGTAGTATGTATGTCTCCGTTGAGTATTTCATTTGTGTATGCCTCATTTTTCATGTAGTGTGCTAACATTCTAAGCTCTAAACCTGAAGCATCTACACCTACAAGAGAGTAGCCTTTAGGTACAGACCAACACGCCCTACACTGTTCTCCATAAGGCGAATATACGGCAGGAACTTGGGCAGTGTTGGGGGATGAATGTGTCATTCTACCAGTAACAGCACCGTTAGAGTTAACATACCCTCTAATCCTACTGTCTTCACTGTCCACAGAATCCAACCAAGAGCTAACCTGTGCTACACGTTTCTGCAACATCAAGTATTCAGCTATCATGCTGACTTCTGGGATACCCTTAACTTCCTGCAATACTTTTTCATCTACTATGGGGTGTCCTTTTTCGGTAAACATCTCTGGTTGCCAACCGAAATACTGTAGGTGTCTTCCTATCTGTTGTCTTGATCCTAGATTAAAAGGTTCCCAATCAATCCTAGAAAACCAACCTTCTGCGGTTTCCCATGAATCACCTAAGAACTTTAGGCCCACTATGGACTTAGTGCCGTCCTTCTTAATCTTCGGTGTTACTTGTTTAACAAAAGTAGGTAAGGGTTTAAAACTTTTCTGTACCTTTTCCTCTAAATCATTTTTCTTCTCCTTTAATTCAGCCAATAAGATAAAGGCTTTCTCTTGGTCAAACAACCAACCATTACTAATCTGTTTAGCTATTATCTTTTGTGTCTGATGCTCTAAAGAAATAGATTCATCAGAAAAAAACCGTAGCTCTTTAACAAGTTCATTATGTGCTGCCTTAGTAACCCTAACGTCCTGTATGCAATATTCTTCCATCTCTGGTGTAAGCATAGACCAATCAGAATGCTCTCCTTTAGGGCCACCAAGGATATCTCCCCAGTTCCTTAAAGAGTGTCCACCTTCCCTGTTGGGACAAGCAAGTCTGGATAAGACCAACGTATCACTATGCTTAAACCCAGAGAAATCTATCTTCCACAATCTCTCCAAGACAGGAACATCAAAAGCAATAGAATTATGGCCTACAATGTGCTTATCCTTTAGGTTGGACAGTAACACCCTAAAGTCCTCTGGTTCTTTGATAATAACTGCTTCCTGATTATCAACAATACAACCAACACAGAATATCTCAGTGGGTTTTAGACCGTCAGTTTCAATGTCAAACCAAAGCATTAGACTTTCCTTTTTTAGAAGTCATCAGAAACCTCCAAAGGACAGCTAGTCTCCTCCATTCGTCCTGTGTCCTTGTTGTAGTAAAGATAACAGGCAGGGCCAGTAAGACCACTAAAGCGATTCTTTAGCACCCTAACGGTAGTTGTGTTCCTAATATAAGGATCTGCGTTCTGTTGATCTCTTTCTAAACCAATGACCATATCCGATAGCTGTGCAATGGCCGCTGAACCCCTAAGTTCCGCTAAAGATATCTGCCCACCATCCTCATGTGCCTTACCTTGGGGTCTTCTCAGGTGAGACACTAAGAACAAGCCTACACCTGTCTCCTGCACAAGTTTTCTCAGGTTAGTCATAATGGAGTCAATGGCCTTCCTTTCATCATTAACTTCTTGGTCACTAACGACTATGCTTAGATGATCCAGAATGATCCACTTACAGTCTAAACCTCTAGCCATGTATCTAACCCTAGCTAGTAGGTTATCCTCTGAAGTAGATCCCCAATGGTCAAACAAGTACACCCTTCCAGTTCCTAATGTTTTCTCCCAATATGTCCTCTTATCTTCTCTGGTTATATTGTCATTAAGATGTAAAGGTTGATTAGCTTCTATGGACATTAAACCTAAAGCAGTTCTAGGGATATCTTCCTCTAATGCCAATATACCTACATTGTCCTCAGTTGCATCTAAGATGTAATGCTGTAGCTCTCTGACCATTTGAGACTTGCCCATACCGGAACCACTGGTAATTGTGACTAGCTCTCTCTCCCTAAACCCAAAGGTAAGATCATTCAAACATTGCCAAGGATAAGGATAAACTAAGACATCCTCCCTATCCATGAGTAACTCCCAAGTGTCCACACCAGAGATAATCCCGTCAGGCTGATATGTCTTTGCATTCCACCATTCCTTAACAAAGGCAGACACCTTATTCGCCACTAGCATATCGCTAGCGTCCTTCATGGGTAAGGTTACATTCTTAGCCTTGTTGGGTGAAAATAGATCCAAGACACTCCTAGCTGCATCCTGTCCTGCCTTGTCATTATCAAAACATATGACCACATTCTCAAAAGTTTCAAGATATTCTAGGTTCTCCTTTATATCTCTAACAGCACCACTACAACCTGACCTAATGGAAACCACAGGCCACTTATTATCAAACATCTCACTTACTGATAGGCAATCCTTCTCACCCTCAACTATAGTAATATAGTTCTGTCCAGTTCTAAATTTAGATTGTCCAAATAAACCTACGTTGGTAAAATGACCAGTCGTAGAAAATTGCTTAGAGTCAACTACTCGCACTTTAGTGCCGACAATCTCATCTGTACTTTTATCCACATAAGGATAGTGGTGCTTAACTATTTTACCCTTCGTATCGTATTCTACAGACACACCATATAGCTTCATTGTGTCTTTAGATAGCCTCAACTCTGGAATAGCCGCTATTGTTCCTAGCATCTCTACTCTCGCCTTTTTAATTGGTGTGTGAGGGACAAACTCAGCATCCCCTTCTTTATCTTCTGTTGCTGCTTCATAATGATGACACCCAAGGGAAAAACAATACCCATGCCCATCCGAATACC